GTTGTTCTTAATGTGACATTTATCTTAAAGAATGAAGATATGGTATTTGTCGTGCCACCATAGTTAGTCATATTAATAACGGTGGAGTTAGCTGGATATCTGTTTATACCTTGGAATCTAAATCTGTTTGGGTATGCGGTATCGGCAGCTATTAATTCGTAATAACCATTATTAGTAAACGCTCCGGGAATAGATGTAGAGTTGTAATACACTTTATCTCCATTAACCCATCCACCTCTAGGTAGATAGATACTGTTCATATCGCTCTTACTTTGCTCCTCCATAGGAACAATAATTCCATTAACAGTAGCACTTGTCGCATTAGCAGTAGCACCACCTACACTTAATAAAAACTTAGCTTGGTTTTGTGTACCAGATTCGGGTGCAAGATAATATGAGTATGGAGTAGCGTCACCTTCAAAGTAATACATGAAATAAGTTGAAGGAGAACCACTATAATTAAGACCACCTATTGTTGTATAAAAAGGTCGATACGGTGTATTAGCATCCATACCTGCTGGATGTGAACCATTAGATGTAGTAAAGTTTTGATCAAACGTCCACACTTCTGTAGTTGTGTTTACTGAAGAAGCATAGAGTCCATACATTAAGCAAGATTTTATGTGACCTGCGTTAGCTCCTTGACCTGTAAGGTTAACTCTGTTTAAACCTGTTGGGCCGGATATTGTTAAATATATTTTTTTAGTATCTACAACTCTTACCCAATAAGGTCTTTCTGATAATCCACCCGGTGTACTGTTTCCATATCCATTAACCCAGTATGCGGCTTCACCATCAGCAAATACATGGTCTTCAGTAAATTCTATTTCATTAGTAGTAGTGTTAAAGTTAACATCACTATCTGCTTGCCCACCAATAATTACAAACATTCCACGTTTTGGTGTCCAGTTGTATGGATTAATAGCACCAATCGCCCATTTAGACTTGTCACCAAAACTGGTGGCGGTCATGTGTGTAAATGTTTCGTGCTTTGTTCTATGGTTGTTTGGTTCTACATTTGTTGCGTTAACAGAAATACTTTTACTACCTAAACTATTACTTAAAAAGAAACTTGTTCCTACACTAAAGTTTGTAGGATCTTCTGTTTCTACTGACAATACAGATGGGTTTGCTGCGTCTGTAGTAACTGCGTTTAATGCAGATAATTGAAACTCAGTACCTTGATAAACAGAACCAACAAATATTTGTGTGTATGTATCTAATATAGATCCAGTACCAGATTGTGCTGATTTAGCTTTGTATTGGAAACTAGTAGTTGAAGGTATAGCAGTAACAATAAAAGCACCATCGGCAGAAATGCTGTCAGTACCTTGCACAATGATCGGGTTACCTATAGATAAGTTATGACTTTCTGAAGTTACAACAGATATAATTTCACTATTATTTGTTTTAGTTACACTAGATAAACTTAAACTTTCATCACCATTACGACTATAAAACGTAGGAATATTTTTAACTAGTTCTAATGTTTCCCATTTTGTAGATTGCAATCCATATTCAAAGTCAGTATCAATTAAGTTTTCTGGATTACTTACTCTTAATTTAGAAACAGGATCTACATATGTTTCAGCAGGTGCAATTGCTACGCTATCTTCTTCTATAAATATTTGCAATACATCCGTGTCTGACATAGACGTAGTGTCATATGTCAAATTTAATGTTGTAGTTTGTGCATTAAGATCATTAGAAAATGAAGTTAAACTAAAATTAGTTTGGTTAAAAACAAAAATTATTACGTTATCAGTAACATTACTGACCATTAATAATCTTTCTCTTTTATATACTCCTTGCAAAACTATCTGCTTGGCAGATGCATCAAAGGTATAATCGTGTACTAATTTTTTTGCCATTGCGTTTTAACCTCCTAAAGCAATTGCATATGCGACACCATACGGACTAGAAACTTCTAATTGTTCATTGCCACCTTGGTTTTTAAGGGTAAATACAATATCTATCCCTTCAACAAATTTTTGTGTCATAAATCCAGTTGTCGTATCGGTAGCACTTATTTTTACAGCACCACCAGATCCCGCTGATTGTGCCGCTGCTGCACTAGCTGCCGCTGCTTGCTCTGATGCTAAAGCTGCTGCTTGACTTTGCTGTGCAAGAGTAGAATATGCTGATGCTGATTGGTTGCTTGCTTGTGATGCACCGGCTGCCGATACAGCACCAGCTTGTGAAGTACCTGCTAATGCTGCACTATTTGCTGCTGCTGTTGCTTGAGTAGTTGCATCAGTTGCCTGTTGAGTAGCAATTGCTGCTTGTGCTGTTGCCGTATTTGCAGCGACACCTGCTGCTTCTCCATCAATTAATAAATCCCAATTAGCTATATCTGCGTTAGTTTTTACTGGTGTAGAACCACTAGATGTGTGTGCTGTTTTACAAATGTATACATTGTAATTAGATGCATCTCTAACTATATCTCTAATGTTATATGAAGTAGCTGCCGCCCAATCTCCCTTATTAACACCTAGTTCTTGTGCTACTTGGAATTCACCTGCTGAATCAAATCCTAAAATTTTATTAGCACGAGCATTGGAATCTTCAGTTATTTCTAAACTACCAATTGTATTTGTTAAAGCAAATCTTATTGATCTATCTAATATTTCTTGTTGTTGTTGATGTAAAATTACTGCTTTATCAAGTGCATCGTTTATAACTTCTGGGAAAAATCCACCTTGGTTTGTTAAATCTGTTCCTTGTGTAGGTTGTACGTCAGAAGTAATAATTAAATTAAATCCAGTCGCTAGATTTTGTGCTACACCACTAGATACAAGAGTAATGCTTCCTCCCGGATTGCTGTTCTGATCTGGGTTTAAAAGAACAGTATAGTCAGTTTGTAAAGTTAAAGTTGTTTCAGTACTTGTTGCGGTAGTAACTTTAACTACTACTATTTCTGACGCTGTAAATACTTTAAAAGTAAACGGAAAAGTACTGGCACTTCCATTACCTACAAAAAGGTTCGTCTTTCTTATTGTAGAATTTATCGTCATTGATTAGACGTGAAGTATCTTATCTAATTTACTAGCTGTATTTGGTGTTATGGTCACACTTTTAGTTTCTAGTCGAACTTGCTTTACCTGTTACTACACCTCTTAAAAAGTCAAAAGGTCCTTTAGGTGTAATATTACCAGACCTTACATCATGTAAATAACCAAATGTTCTACCTAATGGTGTTACTGGTATACCAAACATTGAGAACAGAGTAGATACATCTCTAATATCTCTTCCTTTTAAATCTCCAGTAGCTATTTTATATGGGAATTTAAAAAGTGTTTTTGAAGATGTTGATAATGCTTCTATACCGGGACTAGATACAATATCATCATTCCAAGGTTTATCATCAAATTGATTAAAAGGTAATAAAGCAAGCTGACCTGCAACAGGTATAAGACCTGCCGTGTAATTAACAACATCTCCAAATGCTGCCCATGCCATATCATCAAGTATATAACCATCTTCGTCTTCATCTTCTATACGATCATTTACAAGTCTCATAATGATACCTGCCACAATTGCTGGCATTACAACTGCATACATAGATGCATAAACTAATTGTTGTGCATTCTGTCCTTTAAATTTAAATCCCATTTCATCTTTCATTAATTTTTGATATTGGGTAAATCCAAGGTTAGCAATCATATTAAAGTATCCAGTAAATTGCGTAAATGATTGTACGATAGGGTTCATATTTTGGAATGCTGCTCTGTCTTCTGGTAATAAACTATCCTGTGTCATACGCACAGCGGCATCTGCTTGCTTTATTGCTTCTTTCATAATTGCTTCATCGCTCATATTTTTAGATAAAGTTTCATGTACTTGGTTATAAGTTCCCATCCAAACAATAGCGTCTGTAATTCCTTGAAAAGTTTGCTGTAAAAAATATGAGTGTTTAACACCCCAATTCTGCATTTTTTTAAAATTGCTTGGATTAACAACTAATTCATTTAATCTGCTTTGTATATCAAAAATTAAATTAACTTGTCTATCAGCCATAAACGGAGATGCTTCTGCAATCATTTGCATTGTTTTTTCTCTGTCAGTTATGTAAGTTATTAAACCTTGTTTTAAATATTTAGGTTTTACTTTTAATAATGCAGGGAATAAACCTGTCAACTGTTGCAATGCGTTACCAACATTTCCAAACATAATCGCCATACCTGCTCTGCGTTTCATCGTAGAAATTAACGCATCCATTTGAGGGCCAAACATACTTGGTGCATAAGTTTTTTGAGTAGCAGCAGATTTTAACCAAGGCATTATCATTTCTTGCATAACTGTAGGATCTATAATTTTTAATTTATTTTCAAATTCTTTGTTTTTTAAAATTTTTAATGTGTCTTTTAAAACAGGTTGTATATATGCATAACGTAAAGTGTCATCTATATGTTTAGTCATAAAGCCTAAATGTAATGACAATGGCTGGAAGAATTGTTCTTTACGTTCCTTTGTCATACCATTTTCAACTTTAGGTAAAGAATTTTTAAACTCCATTTTTAAAGTACTTATTTCTTCTTTTAAATTTATGTCTGTCATATTTGGATCACCTTTTGCAGGTACATATCCTCCTTTAAATTCACCAAACTGATTAATAATAGGTCTTGCTTTTACTTCTTTAAAGTAATAGCCTTCCGTATCTTTATGTGCCCTTTGAAGTATTGGCAACATTTTTTGGTTTAAATCCCATACTGCTTGTACAAATTCATAATCAGCTTTTGTTAAATATCCTTCGTCTTGCATACGTTTTTCAAATGCATCCCAATGTGTTCTGTTTAAACTTCCGTCTTCATTTAACGAACCCCACCCTCTACCTAATAACAATTTTCTTAAATTACTATCATTACCTGTATGCAACAAAGCTCCTAACAATTCAACTCTTCCTCGGCCACCGCTTTCTGTTCCAAATGTATAAGCAGTAGAGTTATCAGAAACTAATTCAAATTCATTAGCTGTAATTAAACCTTTGCCAAAATCAACAGCACCTACTAAATCTGAATATTGTTTTGTAAATATTGTTTGTTGTACTCTGTATTCGTCTAATGCTGATCTCATTGGATACCATATAAAATTGTAAAAATCTCCTAATTTACCGCCTTCTAATTCAAGTACTGCTGATCCAGTTCCTTTTTTTACTTGAGATGCACCATCCATCATGTCAACCCAAGGTTCCATTCTTCTCATTTTTGAACCTAAGAATAAAAAGAATTTATTTAGTTGATATGATTTAGGCACAGCTTGTGTAGTTCCAATTGGTTGCCCTGCAAGTGCACTTAATCTTTTACTTCTAGCAATCATATTATCCATACGAGAATTAAGCTTATCAACAACTGGTTGTAAATCTAATAATTTACCTTCATTTCTTATTTGTTCTTCTCGCTTAGATTGATACCATAATGTTTTTGCTAGGTCATATAAGTTTTGAAAATCTTCGTATGTTAAATCTGTAATTTCTTTTGTACCATTACTTGCTTGATTATCTAAAATCATTGGCTCTAATTCTTGATACAAATGCTCATCGTATTCTCTCATTTTTTCTATATATACCATTGGTGTTTCAACTTTAGGCCCTATTTTATAAGAGGCTAAAATAGCTCTACCTGCGTTTATTAAGTCTGAATTTCTTCCTTGTTCTTTTATTAATTTTTGATCACTTTTAAAGAAATCAGGGAAAAATTTATCTGCTTGTTTAAATTCTTTATGTATTTCTATAGCAACTTTTGCTAATTGATTATTAATTAATTGTGATCGTTTTGCTTTTATAGCAGCCTTTCTATCACCTTTTTTCATAGCTGCTTCTGCTTCTTTTAATGCTCTTGCTTCTGCACGAGTAAATACGCTTGGCCTAATATCTGACAATTGATAATCTGCCAATAAATCTTGTGCAACTTGTTTTGCAGCCGCAACCATATACCTTACCGGCTGCATAGATTTAGCAAGTGTATTTAACTCTACAGCTACAAATCTAGATCTAGATTCATTATGCATTGCTTCTAATATTTGTAACTCTAATACTTGTGGACTTACTAAATCACTATGTTCTTGTAATATACGTGCTTCTGTACGACTTTCTATAACTTCGTCCATATCTTGTTTTTCTAGTAATGCGTCTATCATTGTTTGCCCATCTGCAAAACCAAACATATCTGCAATTATTTGTACTGGTAAACCATTCTTCTTACCAACTAATCCCCAACGGCCAGTACCTAATTCATTTACTAACTCGGTTAAATATGCCTGACCCATTTCACCTTTATATGGAACTAATTCTTTTAAGCTTTCTATAGATATTTTGTTATCACCTTCAACTTTAAATTCGTTACCATTCTCGTCAAATGTAACTCCACGTTTTAAAAATTCAAATAATCTATATACTGGTAGTTTTTGTACTTCAATAGTTTCTTCTTTTTTAATTTTTTTATATAATTTATTTTTTGTTTTATCTTGTTGATCTGCTAACTGACCTCGTTTTTTTCTGATCCATTCTAATTGTTTCATACTTTGTTGTGCTAACAAAGCTAATGATTCATCTTCTGCTTCTTGCAAAGATGCTTGATATGCAGCCCATTCTTTATCATTCATGCCGCTTTGTTCCTGTGTTTGGAACATTGCTTTCATATCGTATATTGCATTGGCTTGTACTATTTGTTCGTCAGTAGCCAACATACGATCCATTACACCTCTTACATCTTCAGTAAGTATTGGCAAATCTTTTCCTGTTTCTTTTCTATATAAATTATTTAACCTTGTACTTACGTCTTTATAAATATCTTTTATAACTCTAGAAAATCTATTGAAAACTTTTTGTAAACCTTTTTCTGGTGCTTTTTTATCAAATAAATATTGTTCAAAATTATATGCAAATGCTTCGTGATATTTACGTTTTTGCTGTAAATCAAATGTTTTCCATGTTTCTAAATCTTTAACACCCCAGAATTTTAATAATGTATTAAAATCATTTGTTAATTCTGGTGGTGCATTATCTGTCGAAACTATATTTTCTAAAACAGTCAACATATAATGGGCTGTCTCATGAGCAAAAGTAGAAAAATCTGCTTGCTGAGTTAATATTGTCGTTAGCGTAGTTGGTTCAAATTGACCTCTTGGTCTATCAGATACTTGTCCAAACTCACCAGCTTTTACTTGAACAGTTCCTCCAGTTTTTCCAACATCGAGTCTGAAATCTCTTCGTCCGTTAGGGAATTCATCAGCGAGACTAAGTCCAGCAGGGTCGATTCGGACGGCAATTGCTGTATCGCCAAGGCCAATGTCTGCGATAGCTCTGGTGGTAAGGTTGATATTAGATTCTCCAGCACTTCCGAGTTGACCTGTAGCTTTGATTCCTTCTCCTGTTTTTCTGTCGGTGTGGTAGAAGAGAGTGACTGTTCCGTCTTCGTTAAGGGTAAGTCCTGTTCGCTCGTCGGTGTTTGGTTGTTGTCTGAGGGTCCCATCATCTGTTCGTACCTCTCCGCTTCCTCCATCATCAGGTTGTGTTCCTGTTGATTGCTTAGTGGACTGTAAGTCATCATCTATCTCCTTTATTGCAGACTGTATGTCTTCATTAGATACACCCATTTTAGCAGCAAATGCAACAGCGGCATTAGCATAGTCAGGTGCTTCGTTGTCATCGTAATTTGTTTCTACTTCTCGTTTTTTTAATTTTGCAGAATCATATAATTTTTTTTCTGGATACCAAACAAGTGCTTGCAAATCAGCCATTGTTAAATCTGGATAATCTTTTTGCAAAACGTCTAAAACTTGTTGAAATACTTTTCCTATGTTTCTTCTTTCTGGAGCACCACTTGGTGATTCTTTTTGACCATCATTATCTTTAGCTAATAAATTACCTCTTTTACGCAAGTAGTCACCAAGAGAAACTGTTTTATCATTACTTCTAGGCTTGCCACCAATTTCTAAATATGTATCGTAATTTTTTTGATCTTCTTTAAAAGTGGCTATTTTTGCCATACGATCACGATTTTCTTCTGTAGTAGATGCTTTCTCAATATCAATAGCTAATTGATCAAGATCACCTATTGTAAGTTTTCTACCAATAATTGCTTCAAATTCTTTTTTTTGTTTTCTTGTTAATGCTTTAATTATTTGTTTTATTTGGCCTCTTTTAATTTTTGCTTGTTTTTCTTTGTTTAAAACTAGCGTACCTGTCATACGTCCCCATGTACGAATAGCCCATCTATCTAAAGTAAGCTGGTCATAATTACCATTTAAATTTGCAAAGAAACCATTACCAATTTTTGGCCCCATTATTGCAGCACCATAAACTTGTTCGTCTAATCCAAAACCACCACCTACTTCTATTTGTTTTCCATTTTTATATTTACCTACAAACTCATGCACTTCTCTTACAGTATGCATAGTTCTCATAAATTCTTCTAATTCTTTAAAAGATTTTCTATCAAATAATAAATTTAATATTTTAAAAGATTTTTCCATTGCGGCTCTGGCAGTACCACCTGTTTTTTCTCCGTCTGCATTTAACATTTTTTCTGGCAATCTGCCTTTTCCTTCGCCTAATTCTTCTTCAGATTTCAAAAATTTTCTATATACATCTGCTGCATACTCGTAATTTTTATCAACTTTTATACCATTAGATGTAGCTGCTAATGCCCATTTAAATACAAATTCATGCCTCTTATCAGTAGCAACTTTTGGAAATACTTTAGAAAGTATTCTTACTGCTTTAGATACTTTTTCATCGTACCAACCAACAGCATTTCCATTTTCTGTTAAAGCAAATCTTGCATCTTCTAATAAAGTTTTTACTAAATATTTTTCTGTCTCAACACTAAAGTCTGCTAAATTAACACCTGCTCTTTTAGCTGCTGCTAAAACACGAGCTTGTATTTCTAATTTAAAATCACGATTAGTTGCAAAGGGTTTACTTTTTGCAAAATCAAAATTTTCTATAATTCTTGCAATTTGAAATACTTCTTCTGATACTGGCTTGCCTTGTTTTTGTTGTGCACTTTTTTGTTCAAAGGTTTCTCTTTCTTGTTGTTCAAATAAAAGATTAATTTCGTCTGACCAATTTCCATTTTCGTTAGCTTCTTTTACATTGTCAGAATCAAAAATAACTATTTCTTCTGTTTCTCCGTTTGCATTTTTTACTATTATTCCGTCATGTCCTTCATTAAGTAACTGTTCCCGGTAACCATCACCTGCTGTTTTACCTGCATCTTTTAATTGTGTTTTTTTATCAACAGTAATAGTTTTTGGATTCGTTAATCGCACATATAACTGTGTAAGTTTTTGATCTTTATCTTTTTCAAAACTTCTATTTTGTTTGTGAAATTCTGCCAATTCTTTATCAGGGGTTGTGTATATTCCAATACCTGCAAAACCTGAGTCAGGACTTTTATTATTAAAAGTAAAATACGAAAAACTATCTCTGGTAACGTGATATACAACTTGTGGTTTGCCATCAGCTTTTTTTATTTTTGATTTACCAAACCAATTTTTAAACAGATTTGAATCAGTTTTTATATTTCCTTTTTGGGTAAAAAATTGTTTTCCGTATGCTTGAATATCTGCATCTTTTACTATGTTGTATGTGTATTTATTTATAAATTCTCTTGAACTTATATTTAAAGCTTTAGCGTATGCATTAGCAAATGCAACAGGTAACTCTGCTAAAAATCTTGCATTTTCTGAAGTACTTATATTTTTTAAACCAAGTTGACGTAGTTGTTTTGCAATTTGTGATTTAATAAATCTAGTATCTTTTTCTGCTTGTAAATATTCTTGTTTTCTTTTACCTAACTCTTCTCTAAATAATTCTAATTGTTCTGGCTGGTCTTTTGCGAATTGCATCATTTCGCTTTGACTCATTTCGTTTTCACCAGTTTTAAGATGTTCTTTTAATGAATTACCTAAATCTGTACCAGAAATTTTTGCTAAATAATCACCTGCTGCAATTTTTATTACTTTACCTACTTCACCTTCTTTTCTTGCTTTATTTAATTCAGTAGCAAGCTCTGGAGAAAATTCTCGTAATTGCTCTTCAGTTATTTGATTATCATCTAATGCTTTTTGAAATACATCTAGATTAAAATAAAAATCACTTACACCTGCCCGGTCAGCATTTAATTGTTGATAAGCTTGCCATTGAGTTATATTTCTTATTTTTGTTTTATCGTCTTTGGCAATATTTGCTAATTTTTCTAAAACGGCAGTATCATTTGCAGCTTTGTTTGCTTTTCTTCCATTTCCAACATACGAAACACCGGGACCTAATAAACCAAATAAAACCATGCCTTTCATGGTTTCAGTTAAAGTTGTAAAAATTCTATCTCCGAATTCTTTCATCGTAATTTTTTCTATGTCTTCCTTGCTCATATCGGCAAACAAGTTAATACCTGCAATTGCTACTAATTCTTGTGCTAATTCCTGACCAGTTTCTGTTCCTAAAAGTACTGCGTAATCCCTAGCAAATTGACCTGTTGCTGCGTTCCATGTAAGTTTTTGTCCAGATTTACTTAATGCATTTTTCCCTACTTGCCTTAATATTTTCTTTTTAAAAGTTTTTGCAATAGCACTCTTGCCTAAACCAGAGCGTTTTAAAATACCACTAGCACCAGTTAACGACCTACCATATACTCCTCCTACAATATTTAATCCCCATCTTTCTATTAATGCATTTGCTGCACCTACTGTATTTGCCCGGATTGCGGCATCTTTCATGTTATATCCTCTTGCTCTAGCTTCTAGCCATGAATGACCCCCTTCTACTTGGTAAGTATCAAGAGATAATTTATTAGCAAACGCATTCCAACCAGTAAACAATCCTACAAAATTACCAATAGTTGCACCTACTGCTTCACCTGCAAACATTAGTGGTCCATCTGGAATTAAAAATCCTATCCCTGCACCTGCAATGGTTTTTGCTTTCCACGTTGCTACACCAGTAATAGCGGCTTCTGGTATTGAACTAGCATATTGACCAACAAAATAACCTGACCCTTCAATAAAACCAACTCCGTTAGCATCGTAATTAGCTATTGTTTGTTCTATTTGTTTTAGTCTTTCAAAATCTTCTATATCTTGTTCTGTAGGTTCATAACCTTCTTCAAAACCTTTTTCAGTACTTATTAACTTTGTACTTCTACGTTTAAATCTTTGGGCAATCATTCCCATTTCTCTGCTTAACACACCTTTTCGTATACCTTCCCATCCATCTCTTGGGGCATTTACAATAGTTCCCCATAAATTTTCATATGATTTTAATCTTGGAAGATTGTCATGTGCTATGGCTGCGAAATTAGGATCACGCAATTGCATAGCCAATATAGGATTAACCATTGCAAGATCAGATGCTTGACTTAAATATTGTCTTTTTTTCTCCTTCAACATTTCTAAAGTGTCGGAGCTATTTATAATCGTGCCTTTTGGCAGTCCTAATTCATCAGCTAATCGTTGTGCTTCTCCTGTTCCGTCTGGATCATTATCAGAAACAGAATTTAATAATATTTGTAGTTCTTTATCTTTTTCTTTTTGTTCGTTTTCAGCAACACGATCAAAGACGTTATAGCCTACACCATAATCGTTATTAATATCGTAACCACTAGTGTCTGGGTTTTCACCACCATATAAATCAAATACGTTAGAAGATCCCATAGTTAATCCCCTGTAAGTAATTCGTAGTCACTTGTTGCAGTACTTAAACCTGCATATTCTTCTGCTTCAGATAATGACATTGGTTTATTAAATTTAATCCATTCTTTTGCAACATTTATTTCTGTCATAGGAATTTTTCGTCTGTTTAAACTAGCCATAATTGCAGTTCTTACTGAATGAGGTATATCAGAATTATAAATTTGTTCTGTTTTAAAACTTCCGTCATCTTGTTTTACATCAATGTTGACATAAGTATGTGCTAATACGTCATTCTGTTGTGCACCAAGTAAGACATCTTTTTTGCCCGGCACTCCACTCCACCAACCTTGATCTTTAACATTAACTTTGTCTAGTAATACATTGTTTAAGTAATGAATTTTTTCTTTAAGAGTTAATTTTTTACCAGATATTTTTTGTGCATAATCAATTCTTTTTATCCATTCTGTATATATAGAATTAAACTTAGCAGCATCTTCACCTTTTAATTTTCCTTTTGGTGGAAAAGCTAAATCATCATAACCATTTTTGTATAAGACATCTTTCATAATGTCTTTATTAGCAGTTGCTTCTATGTATTTATCTTCTGATGATTTTAGTCCACCTACATAACGCTTTAATGCTTCATAATTAGTAGGTGATAATTTAAATCTATTTTTTTCTAATTCACTTATAGCCTTATCTGGATCACTATTTAATTCTGCTAACACTTCTTGATCTGATTCTACTGGTGGACCTTGCTTTAAAAGTGCTTGATCTTCTGTTGTAAACTCTGATATTTCAATTCCATTTTCTTTAAGCTTTCTCCAACCTCCCGGTTCAGCAGCAATTTCTTGTGCTTTTTCAAATTTAAGGTCATATTGTTCTTCATTGATTTTTGAAATTTTGTTATAGTCTTCATTTAATTTTTCTATTTCATATTTCTGTTCGTTTTCATTTGTTGTAGTTTCTTTTATTTTCTTTTCATAAACTTCTTTAGATTGTAAATTAGTTTTTTTATTTATTTCTATATTGGATTCAGCGTTTACATCGTAATTAACTTTTGACTCAATTACACCCAAATCATTTTCTACTTTGGCTACATATGTACCATCATGTAAAAAATATTTTCTACTAGCATTAGCTAAAATTAATTCATTATATTTCTTTAGTATAGCTGTGTTTATAGTTGCCTGATTGTCTGGATTTTCATTATACTTCTTTACAGCTTTTTCATAACTTTTGTTTTTAACATTGCTTCTTCCGCTGTAATCACTTCTAGAAAGAGGATGTTTGTATTCTCTTAATGCTTTTGAATACAATGAGTCAGCTTTTTTTGTTCCTAAAAGTGATACTGCAAATAAATGTGTTGGGTGATGTTGTACTATTAATTTTCCATTTTTAGGTGAATCTTCATTAAAAAATATTGATTTACCTCTTTGTAATTCTAATGCATCTATAAATTCACTATCTTTTAAATCTACTATGTTGATTTCATTTGAATGCAAACCATTTTTAACAACTGCTCCTTTATCATCGTCAAAACAATTCATGCTACTTAAACCGCATAAATTTTTAGCTATTGTTAAAATATCTCCATTGTTTTGATCACCATTACTACTTAATACTGCATCTACTTTATTTACGCTTGCATTATTTGTACCAGCTTCTTCTACTTCTATTCCTAAAATTTTTCTTGATTCATCATCTAATGTTGGACCTATAACTCTCATAAAGTCTTTCATCCCTGCGTCATCTTTATCGAAGATAAATCCGTCTATAGCAGATTTAGCAAACTGTAAATTTAATGCAGATTTTTCGGCTAAATATTGACTACTTATTGGCATTTTCGATCCGTCAGGATATGTTGCATTAGGATCAGTATTCCAACCTTTAATAGAAGCTTTTTGTTCTAACAAATCTAATGCAGACTTATGAGCTGTATTAAAATTACCATTAGGTTTTTTCCAATCTTTATAATTGTATTTTGCTTTAGTTTTTTGTATGTCTATACTTTTATTTATTTCATTTGTTTTATAAATACGTTGTTGATTTAAAGAATGCTCAATCATATTATTTTGAGCTTGCATAATACTATTGCTTATCATCTTTTCAAACATGATCCTTACACGACCACTACTTGCTTTTTCGCTACCTTCAGCAACTATGGCTTGTAATTTGTCATTGTTAAATTCATCTAATACTGTTTTTTTATCTATCCCTTCTCCTTCTGTCTGGATTGTGTCTACTGCGTCTTTACCCTGTAAATCAAGATATTGATCTTGAGTTGATTCTATTTTGTAATGTTGTTCATTATATAAATTTCTAGCTTCAGCATCAGTCAATTCATTATCCAACTCCATCATTGTGTTGGCTAAATTTTGCTGTGCCTTGCCACGATCTATAGTTTCTTGACTATTATCTTTAAGTGCTTTTGTTTCCGGCATTGCTGCAAGCTGCACTTCAGAACCCATGTCTAGGGTTTCAGTTGATCCTCCTCTGTAAGGTACTATTTTAGACATTATTTTTTATGCCGCCATAAAGAATTCTTTAGGCAGCATACTTAAAGTACTGCTGGCACTATTTAATAAGCTAGAACTCATAGCTGAAAATGTACTTATAGATGCTGCTGATTTATATGAAGTATTTGCATTTAATGCGTGTCTATCAGCCGATATTCCTAAACCTACCGCCTCTAATCTTTTATCATTTAAAGCTTTTATTTTTTTTGAATTCATAGTAATTTTATCTACTTCATCAAAAAGATCTTCAGTTACTGCTAATGCTAAATTACTTCCTACACCTCTTACTCCACCTCTTGCTGCCATATTAACATTCCTTCTAGATTTTCTACGTCCCATTCGATTGGTTTTTTGTGCAAAATTAATATTAAATGATCGGTTCATCCATTGTGCCTGACTTTCTTTCATGTCCATATTAAATAAATCCATATCTCTTTTATGTTCATAATCCAATGCTTGTTTTTTTGCTAGATACTTTCTGTAATTTGCTTCAGTACCTGCCCCAATCATACTTGTTATACCGCCTCCAATACTTCCAATAATGGATGCTTGGCCTAATGGACTTAAATCACTCCATCCCATTTTTGCCATGTTGCCCTAACCTCAACGTCTATATAATTTTAAGTATACCTATAGCTTATCTAATTATGGTCACACTATCCACCTACAGATACTTCTAGTGTTAATCCTACTATTGTTAATGGTAATGGATCTGTTTGTCGTATAAATAATTGAGCATTATCTTGCCATGTAGGAGTAACCATTATTTTTATATCTTCAGTTTTTAAATTAGGTGGTGTTCCATAAGGTTCTGTTGTACGTTGTTTTGCTTCAACTAATTTATCTGCACTAGGCCCGGCAAAAATACCAGATGACTCTAATACTCTTAACCAAACATGATTTATATTTTTTACTCGGCCTTGTCCAAAAGCTTCTGCTTGCAATGCTAAAGGTAAAGTTTGTAAATCACTTTCATATGGTAAACCTACATGAACAACACTAGCAGCACGATCTAAGGTTATAGAACCACTAGTAACAGTCTTCTGGGGATGTACTGCACCATCTGCTAATATGTTTATTTTTTTTCCTTCTAAAAAATTTATACCTGATATTACATTTCTTGCTACTTCAAAAGTTGTTATTGCTGTATTGCGTAAAGGTGCTGGCAAGTCTTTATCTAGTTTTGCTGTTGCTACTGTTTGACTAGTAGTAGATAAAATAGTGCAACGATAATATGTTGATCCATCTACTAAAACAATTGCATCATCTTTGTCATCTACATTTGGCGGTGGATTAAATAAATTGTAGTTAGTTGTAATTGTTATGCTTTCGCCTTTTGTGTAGTTTGTTCCGCCAGAAATAGTAACTGTTTTATTAGTATCCGTATTTGTACCATTGTATGTTGCTCCAGCATCAACAAAAAAATTATCTCTTTGAGTTGCAAATAATCTTGTACCCATACGCTCTACATATCTCTTAGTAGCACCATTTATAGTTCTTTTAATAACGCAATATGTAACATCATCATTACCTTCAGAAACACAAGCTACGCTCTCAAACGAACCATCTGTATCGTGTTGATGCCATGCTCCTAATTGTTGTTCTGGAACATAAGTAAGTCCTAATAATTTACCATCACTACTTACCATCCATACAACAGGTATTGGAGATTTAGATAAAGACATATCTATAGTTGTTAAATTATCAAATAAATGCGGTGCACGAAGTGACAAGTCACCTGTAATAAATCCATTAGCTTGCCAGTTATAACCTAGTTCTCTAACGTGACCGCCACGAGCAGCACAATACACGAGACTGTTATTAACAATTACAGGTTGCGTGTTGTTAGCTCCAATGTATGATTGTGGTTTTACAGATATAGATGATGGTGTTATAGCATCACTATTAACAGAAGTTATTCTCCATTCTGCTGATCCTGTAAGTAAAAGTAAATTAGTTAATGGAACAATATGTCTAATAGTATTTGCTTCACGAGCAGCTACTCTAAACTCAATACGATCATCATCTCGTATAGGTAAACCAAAGGACATATTACTTTCAGTACCAGATTTAGTCATCCATATATCTTGAGGTCCGTTATTAGTCCCTGCAAATACTCTACGTTGCTCAAAATAAGATACAGCCCCCGGATAATTACCAGTACCTACAAAATCATTTTCATGTATTGGTGGTGTAACAGAAAAATCTGTTGCAATATTATCGTCAACTAATGTAGTTTGATCGGTTTCTCCAATAAATCCATATATACCGCCTTGTTCTTTATAAACACGATATCTAGATGCACCAGTAACAGCACTCCATGTAATGGTATTTTTTGCTCCAGTAACAAATATATTATTACTTGGAGTAGCTCCAGCACTAGTTAATCCAACTGCTGATTGATTACTTTCTTCTACTGAAGTAGCACCTACAGAAGTTACAACATAATTATGATCTTGATATGTATCAGCGTTAGTAGAAGTTGAAGAAGGTATATAAGTAGCCACTTCTACACCTGTAGGAGGTGATAAAGGACTACCAAAATTAATTACTTTTAATTCCCATTTAGTTGCACTTAATCTTCTAAGTTCTCTTGGTGCGTGATTTGGATGTACAAGAGTCATAACGTCAGCAGATTGAACATAATGAACATCAAATAATTCTGCTTCTAAATATGGATGAGGTACTTCATATACATAGTTTGCAGGTAATGGATACCAATAAGCTGTGTTGGGAGGTGTTTGGTTTGTATGAGCAACTGTACAATAATAATTAACACCTCCTTGCAAAGCTATATCACCAACTGTGTATGCAGTTGCAGAGTTCCATGCTGTACCGGGAGAATATAATAATGTTTGTCCTTGTGTATGAAACCTAAAATACTGATCACCAAACTCAATAATCATTGTTTGGACAGTAGAAAATGTAAAAGACAATAATCTAGTTTTTTTAGTACTATCTTTTACTTCATTTACATACGCAAAACCTGACCTGTTTTGTGCAGGGCCTTGCGGTTTAACTATAAAATTACGAACTAATGCCGCACCTTGTTGAAATTTATTATCAGCAATACGACCAAACATCTCTGGTGATATTTCTCCTCCAGAAAATGTTTGTTTAAAAGTTCGTGTATTTGGCATTAATTATCTCCCTGCTGTCCAAGGAACTATATGTTCTACAGTTATATCTCTATGTAGATTGTCAGCCTGTTTAGCACTATTTAAATAGTTCATCATCATTTGTGAAGAGCGTTTTGCTTCTGCTGCTCCAGCGTCACCCTTAATTACAGGCCCTGCAAGCATTGATGCTAAATGCCATGACAATGTAGTTACAAATAATGGAGTAAATAATGTTGGGTCAGTTATATATGCCTGATATCTCAACATTGCATTTTCCTGATTTGTATAAATATATGCACCTTCTACTGCAAATTGTTGTGGTGTATATTGACCTGCAACTATTGTCGGTGCGTAGTTAGATGTTATCCCACCCGGTGTATCCCCTGCTGACATTCTTGTAGCGTAATCGTTTTGTGCCGTTGGAGATATGATTGCAACAGGTGTCATCAAATCCGAAGGTGCTTGATACGCATAATCCCATTGATCCAAAGTATTTGTTGTTAAAGCTAAACTTCCTCTTTTAGATGCAAAATTCCATGTATGCATCTGCAATAAATTGTCCCTTGCTATTGGATAAAAACGTGCTGCTTTTTCTGCTTGAGCAGATCCTTCTGGAGGTTTTATAGAGGCTATTGTTGCATCGTCACCCAAATGAGCTAGGGCAAGGTTGCATATAGTTACTTCGGTTGCCATAACAAATCTTATAAAAAGAGGAGGTTAGCAGTTTTACTACTAGCCCCCCATGAGTTAAATAGAAGACCAAGCCTATTTACTTACTGCTTCAAGTTTTTGTATTAAAGAAACTTTTGTAGCTCGTCTATCTAGCTCAATGCCAATAGTCCGACCATATTCCTCTAGTTGCCTTTTTGTCATAGCTTCGTAGTTAATAGTAGTTTTTTTAACTGGTTCTACTGTTGTTGGTAGTTCAGCTTCAGATCCACTTACTAACTCTATATGCTTACAAAATGGGCCATTGTACTCAAACTCTTCATCTGGTTCTCGTATACTATTGTCTACGAAACATTTGATTTTAGCTTTGTAAATTGGCATTGGTTGCTCCTAATTATACTACTGTGAAGCCAGAAGCATAATACTTTCTGCCGTCACCTATAGTTTCTACTATATCAGCAGTTACTTTACCGCCTGTATAAGTACCTGCAATAGTGTATCTTGCACCTAAATACTGTTGGCCTTTGCCAGCAATCTCTGGGTTAAGACGTACTACTACATTTTTGCCTAATGTAAGTGCTGCTGTAAGGATTGCATCGCTGCTACCAATAACAGTAGGACTAGACAAGTTAGCATTTGCACTAGTAATAACTTCAAACTTAACGCTTGTACCACCTGCTAAAGCAGTAGTAACAGCAAAGTTCATGTATAAATCAGTACCTTCACCCATGTCTCTAGCAACTACTAGATCAATAGTGTCAGAAGATACGGCAGTTGTAGTAAGTGCTTGATCTTCACTTACTCTCAGCAGTTTGTCTGTAATCATTTTAGACTCCTATGTTAATAAACAAATTAAACTACACGAGCTTCAGCGTTAATTAACGCATCTACTCTTCTTAGAGGAACACCTAAGAATGACAAGTAGCTTTGTGCTGTACCAAACTGCTTAAGTCCTTCTTGGATTGATAGAACATTTTGTGACTTATCAAGTGCAGCAATAGACATTCCAGAATGAACTGTTCTGTTCATATAGAATGCTGCTCTACCCATAGCCATGTTTGGTATTCTGTACAATGCTCTAGCCATTAATTTGACAAGGGCAGTTGAAGCTGTAGCAGCCTGTGTACCTGACACAGCAATTAGATCAGAAATGTCAACATTGCAAATACGAACAACGTATCTCCAATCTTTAACAACTAGACCATTCTTCCATTGGTAACGAGTAGCAAAAGCTTGTAATCTTGTGCCATCTGCGTTGTAAACAGTTTGCTCACCTAAGTCTTCGTGTGTCAGACCTGCTTTAGATCCTTTAGGAAAAGGACAATAAACAGTTTGATCGCCCCAAACAACTAGATATACAGAAGCGTTATCAGAACCTGTACCGCCAGCATCAAGAATGTTGACAGCATTGTCTGCTGAAAGATCGCCATATCTTGGTGCAAGACCTAAAAACTTCTTAGGATCTGTTCCGGGGTTGCCGTAGAACATTGTCTCAGCTTGTGTCTGGTTCATTGCTTCCAAGAACGCAGTATCTTCTGATAAACGGAACTGTGCTGTGTTGCCGTTTAACATTGCCAAGTCTTTGTCTACTTCAGAACGTGCTTCAAGAA